TATAATCAAGGTCTATATCCCAAGTTTCTTTAACTAACTTAGTAAGTGATACTGCACCTTTCTTTATATTACCACATATAGCGTTACCCTGTAATGCTAACTTCTTAAATGCCCTCTTCTTCAAGTTTACGTGTCTGCCAAGTGATGTGAATGCATAAGTCGTATCATCCTTAAATATTTCAAACACCTCACCATCTAATAGGTTTTCAACTAACCATTCGATTGACTCGTCATAGAAAGCTGTTTCCTCCTCATTATCCTCATCATTACCTTTGTACTTCAAAGGTTGATTCTCGAACATATAATCCCAAATGTCTTGACCGCTATTATGAACTAGCTGAGTCCTTGTTAGGTTTAGTCCCTTCATTCTTCTTAGTACTTTTTCTCTTACGAGTAGTTCTTTTCTTAGTTGTCTTAGGTTTAGTCATACCCTCAAGTTCAACCTTAACATTTGATGTTATTGGCATTGGAGTATCATCTAAATCCGCATAAAATCTTTCGATATGTCTTGTTACCTTGAAGTCCGTGTCACGGTCAAGGCACGTACAATCCTTCTCAGACCTTCTCATCTTAGGTTTAAGCAGTTCATTATATAACTGATAAGCAAGTGGTCTATTTATTTTAGAAGGACGTTTAACCTTCTCTTTCTTGAACTTTAATACAAGTTCGTTTAATCTTGATTTTTCCATATCTCTATGCTATAAATTAAATTATCAATCAAATATGCTGTAAAGGATGTTATAGCAGCAAGTATAGGGTTCTGAAAATAAATCAACCCCAACCAAAAACCCATACACTTGCTACATAAAAATGGTGTTGCCATCCATTGAGGTAACTTGTCAGTAAACCACATCTTTACTGATTGTATTGGTTCAAACCAATGTGTTACGAAGTTACATAGTATTGCTACGCCAAGTATCTCAATCATCATCTTCTACTTTATCAGAGCAACGATTACACTTACCTTTTTGAGTATCTTTATGTATATGATAATCAGTTCGTGTTTTAGTCACTTCACATTTCTTACAAAGTATCTTATCAGTCATTTTGCAACTCCTTTAAGTAGTTTAGAACCACTTTCTTTATGTATGCTTTGATAGGGTTCTTAAACCTAATCTTTACAATCATCAAGTAGGTTAAGTATCCTAACCCACCTAATACACATGCTCCACCTATGGATGCTAAATACATCATATATTCCACAATTCTTTTACCTTTTTAAATAGCTCTTCCTTTACTGGCGTAATGGTTTCGCTAATGTATTTCCTATTAACCTTGTACTCTCTACCGATTTCTGAAAATGATTTATTGTATATCAAGTGTTCAGTAGTTAAGGTACGTTGGTATACAGTATAATATAATTCAAGCTCTGACTTGATAAAGTTCACTATATCTTGACTGAAATCTATATGCTCATCATCAGTAGTCAAAGTGTTCTCATAGATGTCAGAAGTGTCGTGATTAAACTTTTTATACTTGTAATAAAACGGAGAGGTTCTAGATGCAAATTGTAATTTAGCAGAAGCCATAATCCAATTCTCTACCTTATTCTTTTTGATAAGGTCCTCTTGATATTCTTTTGGTTTAGTATATAAGGTAGTTAGTAAATCATTGAATAAATCATCAGAGTTCTGATGGTTCTTAGTCACTGCTTTCACCTTATTACGTAGGCTGTTATAGTTTTTTGTAATGTATTCGTCCATATTCATTTGTGTTCCCTTCAATAATAAGTATGTATTTCGGTAGACAAACGTTAGATTTAGGGCAAAAAAGAACCCTAACACCGATGAACACAAATATGGATGGAGTTAGGGTTCTAAACCAAAAGTTATAGGAGTCAATAATCAATCAAATCAATCGTCTCTATACTATATAATATAAGTCGTTTTTAAAGTTGGTTATAAACCAAAGTGTGCTTTCTCAGCATTGAAGTTTTGTAGACATTCTGATTCAGTAAGGTGTTTTGAATAAATACGATAAGAACCAAACTGAGCGTCAATAAAGTATTTTGCACTATTCACATATGGACCTGCCAAGTGAATGTCTGATGCTCTATCAATAGTTTGGATTGCTGAAGTACTGAAACTTGCTTCTTGTACACCATTTGCTGTGATGTAGCCAGTATCCGTTGAACCATCAATAGATAGGTTCATCAATATCCATTCATCATCATGGACTGTTGGTCCATTCAATGAACCTGCTTCATTACCACTATCATCTGCTAAGGCACAACCAAAGTCAAGTTCATCTCTCATCGCCATAACCAAATAGTTATTAGAATAGTTTGTTGTTCTATTACCGAATAATCCAGCATCACCAGCTGCAATGTCTTGTGCTCTAACCCACATTTCAATAGACCAAGAGGTTGAATCACCAAAGTTTGCTAAACGATAATTAGTGTCTATGCTTTTTTGCCAATCACTATTAGATGATACATAGAACCAGTTATTTGTTGCATCCCAAGTCAAACCATTGTTTGTAAGATTTCTACCATTACCACTTGCATCAGTAAGTGCACTTGACTCTGAACCACCTGCTGATGTTACATCCATCCATTGTTCGAGATTAGTGGTGATTACTCTATCCAAACCAAAGTGTGCTTTCTCAGCATTGAAGTTTTGTAGACATTCAGTTGCAGTATGTGCGGCTGAATAAAGTCTATATGAACCAAACTTAGCAGTAGTAAAGTTTCTACCACTTTTAAGGAAGTTACCATACAATGAGTAGTTCTCGTTACGACTTACACTAACAATAGTTGAACTATCAGCAGTATCAACTGCTACGCCATTTACAAACATAGTCATCGTGTTAGTAGACCCATCGTTTACTAAACTTACCATAATCCATTGATTTGGATATACACTTGGTGAGTTTGCAGCTGCTTCGTTACCACTGCTATCTGCCAGAGCAAAGTTGATATCACCTTGTGGGTTACCACCCATTGCAATCTCTAAGAAGTTATTATTATAAACACCACTACGATTGTGGATGAAACCTACATAGTTGTTGTTGTCAGTAGAAGTTAGATTTATCCAAGAGTCAAATGTAAAGTCAGTATTACCAGTCAAACTTGGTATACGATAGTTACTATCCAAACGTTTTGTCCAATCGCTATTCCCTGTTACATACCACCAACTATTTGTTCCATCCCAAGAAAGACCACTATTAGTAGCATTTCTACTATTACCACTACTATCTGCAAGTGCTGATGACTCAGTTCCACCTGCTCCAACTACATCTAACCATTGTTCTAGGTTATCGGTGATTATAGGGTCACCTCCGGCGACTGCTGCATAAAATCCTATTGGTGTAAACATATCTTATCCTTTTCTTTTTCTAAACCAATCGTATATACGAGTGACGTTTAGTACCAAACCTGTAATAAGTAATAATACAGTTAGTTCCCCTTGTATCTCCATAAGGTATGCGAATACTCCACCCATTGTGGTTGCGTTAGCTATTGTGTCTTTTGAATCCATACTATACCCTTTTAACCAATCTTATTCTTGCTTCATTTGAAGAAATACCGGCACTATCTGACCAAGTTCCATCACCAAACGCTAACATCTGACCTTTTGAGAGTTGAGCACCTGAAGTAGATGAGAAGTAACGACCACCATCACCACTTGTGTAAGTATACTTTATAACTTCACTATCATACACCTCTTGTAGTTCATTTTTAGCAGGCACATACCAACCAGTAGTTCCTTCATACAACGAACCAGTAACGTATAACTCTTCGTATGGGGCATACCCTACGTTAAATATACAGTTAGAACCCTCGGGGTTTGATGCATCATGTAGTGTTACCATATTAGCAAACCCATCAGTAAGAGAGGGTGCATTTACACCACAACCATCTACATTCACCCATGAATAAAGGTATGGAACAGAAACGCGAATTGTCAAATCGTTTTTAGCAACCACCATTGCACTTCCACCACCAAAAGACTTATAAACTATACCAAACCCAAGGTCTTGTCCTACTTCAAATCCGTTTATTAGAGCATTAGCTCCTAACATTGCTCTTTCTATCGTAGAACCACCAACACTTGGTGCTGCTGGTATAGGTGTATTTCCTTTGTAAAACGTAGCCATAGTTTATCCTTTATTATGAGAAGTCAGCAAGTGCAGCAGCGTATAGTGAACTACCATCTGAAACTGCAGTAATCACGTCAGTATTAGCTGATAGTGTTGGTTCAGTTCCACCTGCGAACTTCCAAGCAGTTCCGTAACCACTAATGTTAGCACCATTCGTTACAATCAATGTATAAGTAGTACCACTCTTTAAGTTTGTTGGATTAGCCAAGAACGTAGCACTTGATGCGTTTAATGTAGCGAAGTTACCATTATCAAAGTCAATAGATGATGTAGAACTAGCAATAGCACCTGCAAATGTAGGTGAGTTTATTTGTCCTTGTACTGTAAGATTACCTTGTACATCTAAATCGTTATACCATATGTTAGACGTACCATCAGATACAATGTAATACGTACTATCGTCTACACCAACAGCACTTTGACTCAACGCTGTATATTGGTTTTGTGTAAGTGTTACAATATGTTCTATAGCCGTAGAACTACTTGCGATTGCTGGGTGGATGTTATCTATCAACGAGCCAGTAGCAGAACCACTTGACACGTTTACAACATCTTCTGAACCTAATGTGATTGAACCACTTGTCTCTAAGTTAGCAACATACGTAGTGTAGTCTGCAGTACTCGTGAATGATTGTCTACCAATTACAACACTAAAGTTATGTGCTGATGTAGAACCTTGACCACCAATAACACCATTACGTTGACCTGTCGTTACGGCGTTTTGATAACCACCTAATATAAACGATGTATCACCACCACTCATGTTATTAGATGCCCCACCAAATATTGCTGAGTAATCCCCATTTGTAATATTACAATTTTCACCGGCACCTACAATAGCGTTATTCGTACCATTAGTGATACTATGGTTATACCCACCACCAATGAATCCGTTACCAACAGTTATGTCTGAGTAAGTAGCCCCAATTATTGTAGAGTAATCTCCACTAACTGAACCACCCTCAATACCCATATTGATTGCAGCTCTACCTGAACCAATAGTACCATTACTATTGAACATAAGGTTAGTAGAGTCGAGTCTGATAGTGTCACTACCATCGTACTTAAATTTACCACCAATGTCTATTTGATTAGTAGCCGTAGCCGATGTCCCACCACCGATAGCAATAGAGTTTTGTCCACTTGCATCAGCGTTTGCAGTAGTAAGAGAATCAGCCGACTTCATTGAGTCAGTACCAGTACCTGATACAAGACCACCTTGTGCTAATGTAGATTGTGTAGTACCATCTGCAAATGTCAACCCACCACTTGTAAGTTTTACAGCAGATGCTGATAGTGGAGTTGATATTGTTACATCAGTTCCATCATCAGTAATGTTTGAGTCTAATAATGTATGGTGTCCACCACCTTTTTGTAATTTATTTTTTGTAGGTAATACTTCACCACCTTTTGAACCGGTAGCACCTGTTAACAATACCCCACTCTTACCACTTTCTTCTACAAGAATCCAGTTATCGTTTAAACCATCCCATTCTAATGAAGCTGTAGCTGGAGTACCTGAGCCTGAGTCATATACTTTAATACCAGCGTATCTAGCTGCCGGTGTATCAGCATTTAGAATAAGAAACTCATCACCAATAATCTTAGCAGAACCAGTGATTTGTTTTAAGTAAGCAAATGAACCTGTTCCGTTTACTGCGATATCATTAAATGTCTGAGTGCCTGTAAATGAATTATCTACATTTGTCTTAGCGTAAGATGAAGTCTGAGACGTTAGAGATGTAATATTACTTGCGTTGGTAGATATATTACCTGTATTAGTAGATATATTACCTGCATTGGTAGATATATCAGATACGTTCGTAGCAATATTAGTCTTGTTCGTAGCAACATCAGCTGCGATAGATGCTGAAGTAGAAGTAAATGAACCACTAATATCACCAGCGATTTGTGCTGATGAGGATAGTATACCACTTGGAACGTTTGAGATACCATTGTAATCTACTTGTGACGAACCACTAACTAAACCATCTGGTTTGTTTGTAATCAACGGCCAATCAGCAGAACCCGAACCTGCTTCAATAGAATCGATTTGGGTTTGTAAGTCTGCTACCGATGCCGATGTTGATGTTGCAGTTGATGAAGTGTATGAGGTAAATGTTGGATTTGTAACATAGTCCAAACTATTTACTAAACTACCAGTCCCATCTACGAGGGCTGAACCTGATACTTGAACTAATTGTTCATAGGTATCTTTTATTTGTTGACTTGTTAAATTAAAGTTTGCCATTGTTATCCTCTATTGTGGTAAGTAGTCATATCTACTATCAATTACTTTTATACCCATTCTATTACACTCGTCAACATATTTATCACGTCTCATAACGAATGGTGTTTTAAATTGAGATTGTTGGTCAGGAAATATATCCATACCATTCTCAGTACCAAACTCAGGGAAAGACGAACTGTTATCGAGGAGATAATTTACTAATCTCTCACTATACCATTCAGCCTTATTCTCTACTGAAGTTCTTTTCTTATCATACAATGCTACATCAGCAGATGCGGCTTCTTGACCACCTTGTGGTACAAGTAGACCATTGTTTCTCGGTCTTAAATATATTGCTTCAAGAGCTTCGTAGTATGACCAATACAACAATGCATCTTGTACAAAACCCATAAGTGTTGAGTATACACCTGTAACTTGACCAGCGTTGACTTTTGATATCAAACTTTGGTATAACTCGTAACCCAACATTCTCTGAATATTAATGTCTTGTGCTTCTCTTACTGCGTTTTTCAGTAAGTCTGCGTCAAGAGCATTGTTTAAGTCTGAGAAGTTCTTGAGTTTGTTTTCTGATATGAACAATGTTGTTGTCATTATACTTTCCCTTCAGCTTTAGTTTCTAATATTTGGTCCTCTCCAGCATCCGATTCAACTGATGTTACTATATCAATCTCTTCTTCACCATCATCAAATAGTTTTGTTTGTTCTACACCTAATGTAGTATCAATACCATTTACTCTAAATATACTCTCAAACGTCTTTAAGATGTCTGATTGCATTGGATAGATAACAGTAGTCAAGTAGTGTGAGTAAGCGTCTAAGAGTTCGTCTTTACCACCTAATTGACCAGGCGTCTTAATACCTACTAACATAGGTGATGTGATTCGGTGACCTGTAAGAATCTTTTGTGTTACCATCTCATTTACTGTGGTGTAATAACCATCAGCACCATTCTGAGGTATAGGTACAATCTCTGGCATTTGGTCTCTATTTGCTACATCCATGTACATTAGAGAACCTGCATTGTCCGTACCACTATATGCCCCACGTAATGCTCTTTCGATTTCTTCTCTTTCCTCTACATCTGCATCAGTAAAGGTTGTTATAGCAAGTGAGGGAGCTAGACCATTCTTGAGGTTGTTAGTATGGAAGTTATCCACCTCAGTATCTAACTCAATTGTTTTTAGTGAACCCATATAATCTGGCAATGGATAGTAATCCAAACCTGATGTATAAGGTTTAAAGTAGATTAGTTGTGAAGGTTCGGTTCTATCTCTTCTTGAGAACGTAGGTAGGTATGGTATATCTGATTTGTTAGGAATGTATCCTCTCATCTTACCAAAGTCTCTCCATACATAATAGCCCGGTACACATCCTCTCATGTCCATCTTCTTGGCTCTTACGTAAGAAAAGTCTACGTGATATACTTCAGCAATCTTGGTTCTATCATTTGACCATATTGCCTCTAATGCAAAACCACCATATAGAACTCTATCCAACGCTACTTTGTTAAATATATCGTTCCAAGTTTCACCTTCTTTGTTAGCTACTTTTAAAATATCTTCATCAAGACCTGTAAGACCTTGGCCTATGACTGCTTGATGTTTTGAGTTGATTGCAGTTGAGTGTACTGATGACCTATGGTATAACTCTATTAATAATGATGGAAACTTGTTATCAGTTCCATAGTATACAATATCACCCCTATCATTCTCAAACTCAGGCCCTGATGGGTATGGGTTTTCTGAATACTTAGGTATAATACTAAATTTGTGATTCTTCTTATTATCCATAAATCTATCCTTCATACACTACAAATGCTCCGTTCTCATTAGCAGAGGTGTATAACACTCTTCCTATGCTCTCTGAGACGAACGCTGTTGTTGTCGTATCATTTATATAACCTCGATTATCTACTGTTCCTACCGACCAAACAACTTTCGATGTAGAATAAACTTCTGTTGATGTTCCCCAAACTTGTGCGGTTTTTTGACCGACTGCTTTCTGAAGAACTAAATCATAACTACCACCATTGAGGTCAATATCGGTTGGTAGGGTAACTGTTGATTGAATCCACCCGTTACCAAAAGGTGTTACGTTAAGTTGAACTGATGATGTAATTTCACTGAATCTATCAGTAAATATCAATCTCACCTCTTCATTGTCCGTGTAGGATGCCGAAGGTATGAGTGAAATGTCGTTAGACGATGACGCGTATAAATAAATCATTTGTTCCCCTTATAAAAGTAATAAGAGAGGGACCTAAGCCCCTCTCCTATACTATAATATAATTATTATCCTACACTGATACCAGCGAGGACTCCGGCAAGATTAGAACCCGAAAGTTCACTTGCTGGTTCTGGCTCTTGACCCGTAAAGGTCAATAGATACTGGTTAGCATCGCCAAATGCAGTACCTGTTTGACCCGTTCCGCCACTCAATGACAATCCGCGAGTTTGACCTAATAAGAAGAAGACACCAACACCATCTTCAGAACCATTGTTTGTTTCAACAATCATTCTGATATCAGGGTTTTTAGCCAACACTCTTACTTGATTTCTCGTAGAAGACTGCATTTTGTGGAAGGGTGCGTTTACTTGCTGCTCGTAGAAGATAGTTCCATTCTCAGTATTTGCAGTTATCGTCTCGGTGAAATCACCTGTCTGACGAGTTAACTCAAATTTGAAAAATTCACCACTACCACTAATCGTACTAAGTAAACCTGTAGCACCGGCAGTTGAATCAATAGAGCCAGATAAAATGTATATGTTCTTCAATCCACCAGTGTTGTCACGACAACCTAGTGTAAATCCTGATGTAATATCACAAGTACTCATATTTTATCCTTTTCTTTATTGTTCAACAATGATTAAGCTAAATCGTTAGATACCCAAAATTCAGGATATGCTACGTTTACACCTAACTTAGTTACTACTCTGTGCTTCAACTGGTCCCCGTTTATGTCATACCAAAGTTGGAAATCAGAATAATCTGATAACAAATCAGTACCTACTACGATGTGCTTTGAAGGACCTGTTACGATACGGTTTGAACCATTAAGACCACTTGTACCTACTACTTTCAAGTTAGCGAATGGGTGAGCCATCTCAAGGATAGAACCACGATTCTCTACTGCTGAAGGGTCGAAATAGAAATTGTTTTCATTTCTCAACCAAGTAATGTACTTACGGAAGTTAGCGATACTCATGAAAGTAACTAAGTCTTCTCTATCTTGTACATCGTCAGACAATGCTGCTAATTGAGCATCTACCATATCACCTACGTTAGTTCCTGTTGGAACGTCAGTACCTGCAACAACTACACCTGCAGTTGAGCCAGTGATGATTAGGTTTAGACCATCTACACAGTCAGTACCTGATGAATCTGCTTGCCAGATAAATGCATCGTTAGATTTCTGGAAGCCTTTTACGATTTGGTCAGAGTACTCAGAAACCATAGTGAAGGTTTCGTTATAGCTACCTTCTGGTTGCATAACACCCGCATATTTAGTATCCAAGTCACGTAGACATAATCCATCGTGAGATGAACGCTGACAAACTTCGATATCACGTTGTGTCAAACTTGCAGTACCTGCAGCGTTAGTTACACAACCACGACCATCTGCGATTTGTAAGTCTACTTCGAATAAGTTGATAGGCTCTTTGTATTTGATACCTTCTTTTACTGTAGCGTATTCAATGGTGCTACCACCCATAATTGCTTTAACAACAAGCTCGCCCGCGGTCTCATTGTTGAAGTCTGCTAATGCTGAAACGTTTAATCCCATTTTATTAACCTCTTTTTAATTTAATTTTTCTTACGAGCAATAATCTCATCAATCCTTGATTGATTTTTATAAGATTCTTTCTTGCTCTTTTTACTAACTGAACTAGCAATAGTTTTCTCTGACGCTGGAGCTGATGAGAAAGATGCGTACTTGCCTTCAAGTTCATCCATTCTTTCTCTCATTTCTTTTGTCATTTCTTCTACTGCATCTCTCACTGCCTCTACGACAGCGATAATTACCTCGTCTTCAAGTACTTCTTCAACTTCTTCTTCAAGTTCTTCGGCAACTTCATCTTCCATCTCTTCGTCTTCGTCTTCCAATGCCTCTTCAGCATCTTCTTCCAAAGATTCTTCAACGTCTTTCTCTTCCATTTCTTCTTCTTCCTCAGCAGCTTCTTCTTTAGCTTCTGCTGGAGTTTCCATAATAGATTCGATTTTACCGTCTTTAGTGATGATTGTAATACCACCTTCAAGTGAGTGCTCTCCATCAGGAGCTGCAACATTACCATCAGCAGTGATTACAAAGATTTCAAGTCCTTCGGCAAGTGATTCTCCCTCGTATGTGAGTTCTAATTCCCCGTCTGCAGACTTAATCATTGCGAAGGCTTCTTCAGCAGTTGCCTCTACTAGATTGAAGTGGCGTTTTACTAATTCTTTGATATTATTTGTCATAATTTCAATTTCCTTCTAAATTTAACAATCTGAGATGACCGAACTCTAACTCATCACCGATATCCGCGGATAAAAGGTCTCTAAACAGACTTTCGTTCTCTCTTCATTATATAATATAAATGAAAACCAATATTGATATAATTTGGAATTGTCAATTATTTGTTGTATATTAGTATAA